CACAACAGTCTATTCCCCACTGCTGATTATTCTGGTGGGCCAACTAATTACACTGATAGTTATGGTGTGGTTGGCTCTGATGCACCTGCATTTTCCGGTGGCGGTGCAGATGGCGTGGGCAATTTTGGCGCTGTTGGCGACTTTTTTGGAGGGATCGGCAATGCGCTCGGTATTACTGACTACAAATTGTGATGAAAGGTTGTTCCAATGATCGGTTCAAACGTATTTGGGCAAGCCCAGCAGTATCAAACTCAAGCGGGTGATATTTACGGACGCTTGGGAAGTTTTAGCCCAACAGATATGCAAGCTGCACAAGTCGGCTCTGCGCAACAAATGCAGGGTGTCGGTGCTGTGCAATCCGCACAAGCTCCCGGCCAGATTAGTGTCAATCAGTTAGCCACAACAAACCTAGACCCATATATGAGCCCTTATACGCAGAATGTGATTGAGGCGGGTCAGGCCGACATTGAGCGGCAACGTCAACTTGCATCAAACCAATTGGGCGCACAGGCACAAGCTGCTGGCGCTTTTGGTGGTTCCCGTCAAGCGGTGCAAGAAGGTGTGCTTGCTGGTGAGGCTTTGCGGCAAGCTGGTCAACTTTCTGCGCAACAACGGCAACAAGCATTTACCCAAGCACTGCAATCTGGTCAGTTTGACATTGGCAACGTGCAACAGGCGCGAACACTTGCATCTGGTCAAGAGTTTCAAGCAAACCAATATGCACAACAAGCACAAGAGGCCGCAGCGGCGCGTGAGCAAGCGGCGCGTTCTGGCAATATGCAAGCTGCTAATCAGTTTGCGTTACAACAGGCTCAATTTGAGCAAGCGGCAAACCAAGCCAATTATCAGGGTCAGTTCCAAGCGGCTAACGTACAATCTGGTGCGGCTGGTGGTTTGCGCGGTCTTGGGTCAACTATGTTTGGTCAGGGTATGCGTGGCCTTGAAATGCAACAAGCGGCAGCGGCTAGATCGCAAGCTGCACAACAAGCAATGCTAGATGCTGGGCGTCAGCAGACACTAGGCAACTTAGGCTATCCCGGTCAGGCTCTACAAACTGGCACTGGCACGCTCGGGGCGCTTCCAAATGCAAAAATGACAGTAGGTGGAACTCCTGGACTATTTGGAACTCTAGCAGCTTTCAGCGGCCTTCCGGGTTTTGGTTAAATAAATGGAACTAACGCAACGAGACCTACTGGCAAAGACACTGCAAGCCGAAGCTGGAAACCAAGGCTATAGTGGCATGGTGGCTGTTGGTTCGGTAATTATGAACCGTCTTGCTGGCGGCAGTGATCTCGGCAAAGTAATTTTGCAGCCGGGTCATTTCTCTGCGTGGAATAGTACAACTGGTTATGCTGGCGGCGAACAAGGCCAAGACATGGACTTCACGCCAAGTGCCAAATCGTATGAAGTTGCAGATGCTTTGCTCTCTGGTAATTATGAAGACCCGACAGGCGGTGCAACTCATTATTACAACCCGCAGCTTGCTGATCCTAATTGGGGCGCATCTGCTGGTGGTGATTGGCAAACCATCGGGTCGCACATTTTTGGAAAAGCAAACAAAGCTGGCCCGAAACCAATACCGAATAATGGGCAGATGAAGAAATCTTTAGAAGCCGAAATCTTTGGAGGAGCTTCAGCAATGGACGGACAACCTACGGGCCGAAATATGAACCAGCCTAGTGCTATTCAGATGCAGAAAATGCAACAACAGCAAGGATCGGGCGGTCTTATGGGATTTCTGCGCGATCCGCGAACCCGCGAGACATTTGCCTCGTTAGACAGGTCTGGAATGTTGGGCGGCGTTCAGCAACGGGCTGCGGCTGATGTAGAGCGACAACAGCAAGGCGAAGATCGAAATCGAACAGCGGATTGGTTGGCTTCTCAGCCTAATGGCGGATTGTTTGCCGAAGCTATAAGAGCCGGGATGCCAGCAGCGCAAGCATATGACGCTTATAGAAAATCATTGAATGGTGATTATGTTGTTGTCGGCAAAACATTAGTTGATCGCAAAACAGGCAAGGTTGTTTTCCAAGCCCCAAGTACGGCAACAATTACTCGAAAAAATCCAGTAACAGGTGAATTTGAATATATATCAGGAATTGATCCGTCACAACTTGACCTAAAGGAAAGTGAATCTGGTGCAGTGATTTATTCTGGCAGGATGCGACAGGCCGAAAATGATTTACGCTTGGTTGAAAGGGAAGGGACTGATTTCATGCAGAAAATCTATTCCAATGCGCCTTTTAACCTCGGCAACTATATGACATCAACTGAGTTTAAATCTTACGATCAAGCGCGAAAGAATTTTATTAACGCTGTTCTCCGAAGGGAGTCGGGTGCTGCGATTGCTGAGTCCGAATTTGACAATGCGAACTCGCAATATTTCCCGCAGCCGGGAGACCCACAAGAAATTATAGACCAAAAAAGAAGAAACAGAGAATTAGCAATTACGTTAATGGAAGCTGGTGCTGGTGAGGGTGCTGCATATGCTCAACAAGAAGTTCTTAAAATGCAAAGACAAATTAACCCACTTTTCGGAACGGATGAGTATGTAGCTCCAGAAGCACCAGCGCAAAGTGAAGGCGGCAATACGGAGGTTACATTTCCATAATGGCTAAAAAACCTACAAAAAAAATCTTTTACATTAAGAGTAAAGAGACGGGTGATATAATGCGTATCGCCGCGAAAACTCGTGATGAAGCGTTCGCAATATCTGACACAATGGACCCTTATAAAGCTCCAATTGTTGTTCCTAGACCGGGTGGCTCAGGTTATTTTGTCAATCCAGACGATGGGAGCGCCCTAGTCATGCAGCCTGATGGCAGAGAGTTGATTATGGGCAGTGGCTTTAGTACGTCTGACCCTGAGCGTGTTGCTGCTTACAAAGAAGGTCAAACCGCTGGATCAATGGCTACCTCAGATTGGCAAAAAAACATTTTGTCGGCGGCTGAAGAACAATCTCCGCTGGGCAGAGCTACTGGCCCGGTAGTAGCGGCATCACAGGCAATGGGTTTTGGCTCTGGTGCTTGGCTGGATGAACTCGTTGAGAAATATTTTGGTGGAAAATCTGGGGACGCTCTCCGCGCAATTAAGCAAGCGCAACAAAGCGAACGTCCAGTTGAAACTTTAATTGCACAATTAGGAGTTGGTTTAACTGAGGGCTATGCCTTGTTAAAAAGGCTTCCTCAACTTGCAAACATTATAAGTGGGACGCGGCAACGAGGGGTTCTTGCATCGAGTGCTGTAAGCGGAGCGGCTGGATTATCCGCTGGAGGTACTACTGGATTTATTTCTGGTGCTGGTGAGGCTGATCCAAGTGAAAATAGAATTCGAGCAGGAGGTGAGGGTGCATTGTTAGGTGCCGTTGCTGGCGGCACACTTGGCGCTGTCACTCCTTTGGTTGCTGCTGGTGGCAGAAACATATTAAATCTCTTGAGAAAATCAGATGTTCCAATGATTGCGGGTGCGTTGCGCATTAGTAAGCAAGCGGCAGAAGTTATTAAAAGTGCTTTTGATGCTGGTGGTGATGTTGACCAAGCGTTGTTAAATTTGGAACGTGCTGGTGAAACCGGGATGTTGGCTGATGCTGGTCCTGCCGCTCAAGCATTGCTAGATGCAAGCGTTTCTGTTGGCGGTCAAGGTCAAGTTGTAACACGAGCATTGGGTCAACGTGCAGATGACGTTACGGCAGGGCTTTCGCAAACTCTAGATAAAACTTTAGGTGATGCAGATTTAACTCCGCTTCAAGCAGCAGAAATGATTTCTGCAAAAACAGCTAAAGGTCGGAAATCAGCGTATGAAGCTGCTTATGGTCAACCTATAGATTACAGCTCTCAAACTGGTATGAATATAGAGAGTACTTTAGATAGAATTGACCCTTCTATTTTAGACCAAGCAATTAAAAAAGCTAATGTGATGATGAGAGCCGCTGGCAAAAAAAATCAACAAATATTAGCATCGTTAGGGGAGGATGGGGAAATATCCTACACTGAAATGCCCAATGTGATGCAGCTTGATTATATAAAACGTGCGCTCGGAAATTTGGCAGAAGCCGCTAGAAACCCTCTTGGGCAAGCAACTGATGACACTTTGCTTTATGGCGGATTGGCTAGAGATTTAAAGAAATCTATAGGTGATGCGGTAATCGAACCTGAAACTGGTGCGCGGTTATATGATGATGCTGTAAAGCTAGGAGGCGAAAAAATTGACGAGCAAAACGCCTTTAAGTTAGGCCGTGAGGCTTTAAAGCCGCAAACTGAAATTGGCGATATTCTTGACGAGTTAGGGCCAGAGCCTTCTCAAGCACAAATAGAAGCATCAAAATTAGGGATGCGTCAGTATATACGCACAATATTAGAAAACGTCAAAGGTGTTCCGTCCGACCAAGAATTGGCTGCGCGGCAACTAGATGCGTTCTATCGTCTTACAAGTTCTGATGCTGCACGAAAGAAAATTCAACGCATTATGGGTAATGAAGCAGCCGATCTATTGGCCGAAATAGATAAGGTCGCGCAAACTTCAAAAGTTCGGTCGGCTGTTGCAATAAACTCTAAAACAGCGCAACGCCAAGCCATAGAACGCGATATAAAAGATGTAACAGATGAAGGATTTTTTGGCCAATTGCTTCGTGGAGAGCCAATTGGGTCTGCAAAAGAAATCGTAAAAGCTATCACTGGCAGAACCGATCAATATGATTTTGAGCAGCGCAGAAAAATATTTGCAGACGTTGCGAGGGCGCTTACTGAAGCTAAAGGGCCAGAAACTCGTAAGGTTTTAGATATTATGGAGAGGGCGCAAACTGGACAGATCATAACTCAGGCTGAAAATGATTTGTTAGTCAACCAAATCGCTGGTGTTCTTTCATTAACCGCGCGTGGGGCTTTGCAACCTAAACTGCAAGAAATGGCACAGTAAGGAACAATAAATATGCGTATCGAACCAATGGATAAAGACACGGTTGAAGGCATCGTCCAAAAGGCGGTGCAAGATGCTGTTGATTTTATTGAGAGCGAAATCTCTGAACCAAGGGTCAGGGCGCAGCGTTACTTTGATGGCAAGGTAGATATTGGGCATGAGCAGGGCCGATCAAAGGTCGTTGCCACAAAGTGCCGTGATGTTGTTCGAGCAATAAAACCATCCATTCAGCGCGTCTTTCTTAGCACAGAAAACCCGGTTGAGTTTGTGCCTCGTATGCCAGAGGACGTTGCTATTGCGGAGCAGATGACGAAATACGCTAACTATAAGTTTCAGCAGAACAACGGCTATCGTATGCTCAACGATGTGTTCCAAGACGCTATGGTTAAGAACTGCGGCATTGCCAAGGTAATGTATGAGGACAAAACCGAAAGCGAGACATTTACCTACACTGGCTTGAACGAAGATGAATTTATGTTCTTGGCGGAAGATGATGACGTTGAAGTTTTAGAGCAAACCATCACGCAAGAAATCGAAATTGACGAAATGGGCGTTGAGATTGAACGTCCTGTTTATGACGTTAAAATTAGCCGCACAACTTACGATGGCGATATTCTTATTTCATCCGTTCCACCGGAAGAGTTTTTTGTGGATCGGAATGCTCGAAGCATAGACGATTTTTTCGTGGTTGGGCATCGCACCGACATGACTATTGGCGACTTGCTTGCTATGGGTTACGAGGAAGATGAAATCCAAGGTTTAACCGGCACTATTTCAACTATGGAGTCTGAAGCTGAGTATGAGCGCCGTGGTTATACCGTTGATGAAGATGATGACGAAAGTGCCGACCCAACTTCTAAAAAAGTAGTTGTTACAGAAGCCTATATGAAAATTGACGCAGATGGTGTCGGCGTTCCGCAACTTTATCGTTTTGTATTGGCTGGCGCTGGTTACAAAATGCTTTCATATGATAAAGCAGATGAAGTTCCGTTTGCTGTGTTTGAAGTAGACCCAGAACCACACGCATTTTTTGGTAGATCGCTGGTTCAGTTAGTCCAGGACGATCAGGATGCGGCAACGGCAATGCTTCGCGGCGTTTTGGAT